TTTTGTAATACAAAATAATACGTCTGCCTCTGATGCCTTACCTGTACGACTGCCCTCAAGCATGGACATATCCACAAATACCTTTCCTTCAGCTTCTGCTGACAATTGTGACATAGCAAATATTGTACAATTATGTTGCTTGGATATAATCCTTAACCTTATATAAATATCTTTAAGTTTATCGTGTTGGGCTGTATAGGTTCCTTCAGGTTGGAATTTATCTGCCATATCTGCCACAAGAATGTCTGGTTTAAAAAATTTAACTGCCCTTTCCATGCGATTTAAATCCCAACCAGTAGCGTCTACCAATTTAAGTCTACTCCTTACTGGGACGAATAGCTCATTTGCTTTTGTTTTATCTTTATGGATATTCTCCAATGACATGTCACAAGAAGAAGTTAGATATCGACCACCGACACGACCAGTGTCTTCTTCATTAGCCAATACCAATACAGTAGCTCCTTGATGTAAAAACCCATTCGGTCCTGCACATAAATAAGCATGTGAGCTTGTCTTTCCTGTATTCGGCCTTGCAGCACCCACAATCAATTGTCCACCGCTCACACCGGGAACAAATTCTGCCAAAGTAGGTATATTTATTTTCCATCTGGAAGTTAATTGGTTTTTTCTTAAAAGCTCATCTATGTCTAAATCTTCAAATTCAAATTTTAAAAGCGGTATAAAGTCTTCTTCACGGTTATCAATGAACTCTGAGACTTTGTTTAAAGTTGTAATCTCCCCGTTAGACATCTTGAAAGCTATGTCTACAAGTTCATTAGCAGCATCTTCTCTGTTTAATTCACACAAAACATCCTGTGCTACCTCCTTGTTTAACGGAGTAGCGCCTTCTATTTTCCTAAATAAGCTTGCGTATATTTCTTTTTGTGTTGTGGTTAAAGTCGAATTTGAAGTAAAGAATATCGCTTCTACATCTGAAATATTAATACTATTTTTGTATTTAAGCATAGCAAAATCAATTACGTTCTTGATTGCCTTAGTTTCTTTACTCCTAAATATCTTTTCCTTTGCTATCCCTTTATTTTCCTCATAGAAATCACGAGAAATCAAGGTGCGGAGAAGTGCTAGTTCCATTATATGCCCCTTCCATTCATTGTTTTACATTATTAATTTTTTCTTGCAGCCTAGTTATATCATATTTCTTCCTATATTTCAAGTCATCTTCTAGCCGAAAGGCAAAAATCTCAGCATTTGTATGGGAACAAAGTTCTCTTTTAATATCTAAACTCTTATTACTAGCATCAGGATCAAGAGCAACAATGATTGTGCTAACGTCATTAAGCTGCTTATGGTAAGAAGCAAGAAAGTTTGTACCTAAAAGAGCAAAGCCTATGCAGTTATCAAACGTAGTTGCAACTACGGCAGCAGATATACAATCCTCTACCAGTACCACTACGTTGCCACTCCCCATCTTGTAGCCACACCCACTAGCTCCATACCTCCTCCATTTTGGCTGTACTTTAGGGTGTGATGCTCTTCCTATAGCGTCTACAATTCTATATTCATGTATTATTGGAAATACAATTCGCTGTTCCTTTAAATCATAATATAATTTTATATCATCTAGGTTAAGACCATATGCACTAGAAAACTTATAAAATGTTGGACTATTTTTTGTGCTATCTCCTGCTGGCATAATATATGAAGGCATTTCAAAATCTTTTTTAGTGTTTTTTCTTTCCTTTTGTAGGTCTTGAATAGAAATCGATTGCTTTGTTACACCTGACAAGGAACAACCAGCCTTATAACAATTGTATAAAAGATTTCCTATTTGTTTTGTAACTGTAAAAGTATTTCTCCCATTACATTTAGGACAATCCCCCCTATAGCTTTCATCCAATTGTAAATCCAATTGATTTATATGTTTAATTACTTCCATCGATCAGACACTTCTAATTTTATTAAAAATTACATCATCCTCATCCATAGAAAAGTTACGTTTGTCTGCTGCATTTCGTGCTTGATGTGTGCTTATACACACGTAAGGCATCAAACTCTCTCTGCTTTTATGTCCACTGTACGCCATTATTTCTGTATCTGTGGCCCCATGATTAGCTAAATCTGTTAGTACCGTTCTTCTAATGTCTCTCAATTGTAGCTTTTTTGGTAGCTCTGCTTTATCCATAATTTTTCTGAAAGTTCTAGCTATGTTTTGTTCACTATATGGCGCAAGCCTATAAGGATTAGGCACCACCCATTTTTGAAAACCATAATCCTCTTTTTGTTCAATCAACATTTGAACAAGACTGCCCGACATAGGTATGCCGGGTATGCGCTCCTTAGTTTTTTTTATTACCTCTCTTGTATATAGTTTTTCAGTAAAGTCATAGTTGTTCCATTCTGATAATCTAATGTCTTCTATACGTTGACCTAGTTCTACGTTTATACGCACCAGTAACCCTACATTTCTCCATTTAGATACACTAAATGCTGTAGTTAAAAACACCTTGAAGTCTTCTGTTTGCCAAACAGTATTTCTTGGTGAAGCTTTTGTTTTTTCGATAAACCCCCAAGGATTTTTATCAAGTAAATCATGTTTCATCAACACATTCCATGCCCGTATGGTTATTTGAATAGTGTAATTGGCAAAACGTATCCCTTCAACATCAGAGTTAACGCTTTCAAGTAATGCCCAATAAATTTGTTGGCACTTAGCAACATTTAGTTTATTTATAGCTACATTCCCTACATTTTTTCCATTTTCCAACGGAGTTCTAGCTAATCTTTGTAGCTGATATGTATATTGCATTTTGGTTTTACTATTAGTTATCTTTTTCTTAAATTCAAGTGTTTTAAAATACCTCTCTATAACATCTGCTACAGTTCCCCTTTTATTCAAGTTCATGTTGCATTTCCTTATACTTAATCTTGTATTCTTGGTTCAACCCATAAAACAAATCTGTCCAAACACCAGTTTTAAGATATGCTTCCATGTTTCGTACATATACATCAAGGATATTATATCTGTTGTTTGCCTTTCTATCATATTTTGTTTTCAATTGTTTTCTTAGGCCATCTCTTTCTTCTTTATTTATTTTTATCCAGTTACGAACTTTTTTTAATGACGTAGGATGGTCATCCGGTAAGTTTCTAACTTCTATATGTACACTTATGTTTTTTGCATCAGGTTTAGCTGCTCTAGCTTTAACAAGACTTTTAATTCTATTATTTCTCTGCTCCTCAGTAAGAGGCTTACGAAATTTCTTTCTCTTCCCATTGCGCTTAAGAAACTTTGGTATATCTAATTTATTTGACATATACAGTTCCCTCCTATTTATCTTTTCTATGTTTGTCCCAACGATTGCGCCACACAATATTATCTAATCTTACAATCAAACCTTCAAGACAATTCATAAAAAAACTATGCCAAAATAGTACTTTTAATTTTTTAAACATAGCATATACCCCAATAATTAAAACTAAAAAGGTAGCAAGCACAAGGGGGAGAACATGCCCTCATACTCACTACCTTTTATTTAAGACAAGATCTCTATGCAGCTAGTTGCTGCTCAAAATCATCATAACGAATGAGATTTTTAAATGCAATACCTCGCACTAAGGTTTGTACATCCTGCTCTTGCCTTAACACACGATTGCCCACCTCGGCTCCCCGCAAGCTGGCAGGATTAACGTGTGTACCGTAATGAGTAAGCGAATTATAAAGTGCATACCCATTATGCCCTATGCCGCTACTGTAGTTATCCCACAAGTCCAGCATCCTGTTGAGCCATTTCTTATTCACTTGATCTCCTGATTTTGTATGAGTAACACACAGGTTTTCAGCAAGAAATGTCTGCACAGTTTCTCTTGCAACTCCCACCTTTCTCATATGGTTAAACAAATGTCCATCTTCCTGTAAAACTTCCGGCCATGTACTCGCAAGATTACCAATCTTTTCCGGCTCAGTATTAATGGTGTGCTTAAATTGTACAGATGTATTTTCAGCTATACGGGTCTGTCCATTTGCACATGAAAGCCTACGTAAGAAGGCGGACACATCATACTTTATTGAACCATCAATACTATTTTTAACTCGCAAAGCAAGTGACGTAGGCTCACCCACTATCTTCTCAAAGTCATATGCCTTTAATTCAATATCTGCATACATGCGAGCACCATTGTTCATAATGATCCAACGTACTTTTGCACCAGACAAATCAAGCTTGGATGCTTTAAGCCCCTCAACCAACGGCTCCCACAATTTCGAGTATGGTTGTGCCGTATACTTAGATTTAACAATACCCAATACCTCATTGGTATCGTCCCTTACAATCTTCTGTCCCAGACTTTTAGAAATAGTCCTACCCTCATGCTCAATCGGACGTAATACGGGGGTGAACCGCAACTGGGATGGCAATTCAAATACATCAGTATTATACATAGTTGTGTCTCCTTTTTAGGTTTATAAAAATATAATATCAAACTTTTAGATATTTGTCAACTTTTATATTTTTTATGCTTCATTTCTCCTTTCTCAAATATGTGTGTCCATCTAGTCTAACAGTAACAATCATATTTTTTGACCAATTAGGATGGCCTTTGTCATGTGCATAATAGTGAGTTGCACCATCAACCCTGTCTTCACCAAAGCCCATGTACACGATATAAGCAGCAATTACACTGTCCTCCCACCCATCTAAATTGTTTACACTATCACTCCTACCGTCACAGTACCAACTAAACTGGCACCTGTTACGAGTAGGGTAGTATATCCTATCGTCTGGGTCAAGGGCAGGGTCTTTCTTGGTCTTCCAACTCTCCCTTATTGGTCCTTGTGTAATCACATCACAAATTAAGTCTGGATAACGTAGGCTGGCTACCCTGTTGAGAACAACTTGTGATGTAGCTATCTTTTCGTCAAAGCTTTCTCCCCTTGCCTCATGGTAGGCGTTGATGGCTAGGCAGTAAAACTCCCCCTCTATGTCTACGGCAGGGTACAAGTATCCTTCCATGTACGTAGGAGAAGACATGCCTAAAATAATTTCTACCATGAGGGTAAATGCGGGTAAAGAAATATCAAACATAATATCCCTTCGCTTTCTGCCTACGCCTATTCCTCCGATCCTTTGTAAGTTTCTTATCCCTGTTCTTACGAGCAAGTCTCTCCTTATAACGCTCTAACCGACCAAGGAGTTCTTGCTTACTTACATTTTCTAAGTCTTCATTTTGTGTATCTTTTTGCAAGTAACTATCTGAATTACTAAGCTTCATTTCTTTCCTCCATTAGTTAAATTTAATATTAAGTTTATGATAGAATATATTAGCTATATAATATCATATTTTTAACATTTTGTCCAGTCATTATTTTAGATCATAGTGTTCTTTCAATATTTCTTCCATATCCTTTCTATCCCACCCCATGTTAACAAGGCTTTGTAACAATTGGATATATGTAATAGATCCATACTCGTATTTTTGAGTCAACTGACTAACTTTTCTACGTTCAAATTCTTCCGTTGTAACTACATTAGTCTCACTCATGTGTAGTCAATTTGTAGCCCCACTCCCATTCTTCTCCAGTACGAGTTGGAACTTCAACATCAGTGAAATACCATAGTTCCTTTTCTTGTTGTAGCCAATCATTAATTACATCAATAGATATGTCAGAGATATCTACTGCATCTGAACCAGATAGTATCTCAATTACTATGTCTTCAGGTATCTGACTGTATTCTTGTACCTGAAAGTTGTATGGATTTTCCATCTTGTTTCTCCTCCTATGCGGCTTGTGGCCGATCTTTCGCTAGTGTCTTTCTTCCTACACCAGACACGTTGTGTGTAACATGCGTAAGCCTCTTGCGATTATTCTCTACAATGAAGCGCAGTCCAGAACGCTTAGTCCTGCGAGTAGGATTAATGTTACTACCCCCAAACGTAGCTATGCTGAACCAAGGTCCATCTACACGCCGACCAGTTGCAAGCTTGTTATACCCAAACAATACATTATACTTTCGGCTACGGATATTTTGACGAATGGTAAGTTTAACTGTTTTTCTAGACATAATTATTCTCCTTCATTTCCTTGTTTCTGTATGCTCTTTGTAATTCACCATAGTTAACAACCTTTAGCATATACATTTGATCCCATAATGGAAGGCGTTTTTTATATAGTTTATGACATGCTTCAATTAAATCTTCCATTAACATTTGTTGAGAATGAGTAACATCTCTTGCATATGCTAGTACAGTATACTCGTACCTTTTATTACCTCCTTCTCTTGTGTTCATTCTTTAAATCTCCTCGTTAGTTTTTGTCTACACAACATCTTACTCATTAATTTCTTTTTGTCAACCATTGTTACAGGTTTTGTTACCCGATTCAATGCCCTCGCTATAGGGTTAGGTTTCTTCTTAGGTTTACTTAGCTTCATAACTATTTTCCTTACAGCATATTAAGCAGTACTACGGTTACAACCATAAGTATAGCTAAATACATTGGGCTTTTAGTGGGGAAGAAAAGAAAGGCTAACATTTCCTTTCCCCTCTCCCCCCATACAATTTTGTGCCTACTCCTCCTTTTCATTTTCATTTTCTGCATAGAAAAGATCAACCGAAACCATCACCGTCTTACCAAATATCTGGGTGAGCATTTCGACAGGACCATCAGCTTCACCCTCAAGATCCATAAAAAATTCATCTATATCATTGCGGTCATGGGGATTATAGCCTAATTCTATCATTTCTTTTGCCCAATCTTCTTCTAATGGCCCCCAAGGACCAGTTTCATAAAGTTTAATTACATTACTCATAGATATTACTCCTTTGTAAGTTTATAAATCTTATAGTCTTTAACTCTCACAGCTATACTACATAGATTTAAAGCATGTTTTTCAGCTTCTTCATATGTCTCAAATTTTTGAGAGTATTGTTTCCAACCATACCCCTCTTGTAGTAGTTCCAGTATGAACATTAAAGTCTTAGGTGTAATCGAAGACACTTGGTTATTTGGCAGACAAAAATGTCACAGAATAGTCTACGCTTTCCCTGCGTTCATACGTTACTGGCTCATCCGTAGCCTCAACTCCAAAGTCTGTTGGAACAGTCCATACATTGAACCTAGCTTTAGCAGATTCCAGTGCTTCCTGTTCAGTTCTAAACACTTGTGCATTTCTGCCCACCTCAGTATCAGATATAGTCCATATAGGTCTATAGTTCATCATCTTTCTCCTTCAGTTTATTTGATTCACTAATTCTTTTATTTCTTTCATAGCTTCAGAATATTTTGCCCACTTTTTATCAGGATAAGCTAACGCATCCCAAGAAACCTCAAGCCAAAATAGTATTTTTTCTCTAAGTTCCTCATTGCTGACAACCATTTTACTCTCCTCATTTGAATTGTCAAGTGTTAGTTGATCTTTTTGTAATGATGTCATGTTAATTACTCCTTCTTGAAAGAATTAAGTTCATCTCTTGGTTTAGCTGCAAACATCTTGCCCATCCTATGTCATGCCCCCAAGGAATATCGGATGGAGT